GCGGTCTATACCGCATGACGGACACTTCACTCTTATATCTGCTTTAACTACCATGCTACCTCCTTTACCGTTAAAGCCCTCAGATATGGCTCTACGTGTCTGAGGATTGAAGTTGTTTGGCTGTCTGGATTTCTTCGTGAATTTCTTTAAGTAGTTTGCGGAGCGACTCTCTATCTTTTAATCCCGACTTTTTGATGCGGTAATTCGCCATAGCCCTGAGAGCCTCTTCGGTTGTGGCGTAGTAGCCTATAACCGACCAGTATTCATCACCGGCTTTGCTTTTCTCGGTATCCTTTGCGATAAGTTTTTTCTCTGATAAGGTAACATTTAAAGGGTCGGATTCTATTTTGTAATTACCTATTATCATGGTTGTTGCTCCTTTTTACCTCTATATTTATCCCGGTCAACTTCTACGGTTCCAACTTCTACCCTATTGACAAAAGCAAGCCATGTGCTATAATAGTATTTAGTACTTCCCCTGTCGCTTCGGCGGCAGGGCCGAGGCCACCAATCGGTGGCCTCTATTTATATCTAGGGGAGGGTGATGAGAACAAATGTCTACGTAGATGGCTTCAACAGCAGTAGCGCCTTCCCTATGCTTTAGAGGCAAGAAATCAATAGCGTGGTCAGCACTATTCGCTGTAATCGTCCATTCCCCGAATTCCAGTGTTTTAACTCTGTATTTTGTCCAATCTACAAGTTCCATATACCAGCCTCATATTGAGTGTAGAACACCTATATATTGCACCGTCTCTTTACTAGGTGCCTATCAGACTACTATTTGCCTTTGACTGTACTACTTTGCTGCCTATGGAGAATTTACGAATCATGGATCAGCCTCTAACTTTAGTATCTTCAATAACTCATACCCTGACACCCTCACCTCATCCTCTTTCTGTATCTGCTCTATTTGCTCACGTTGTAGCTGTTTCCTCAGTTGCAATATTTCCTCATCCTGCGCTTTAATCTTCCGTACCAGCGCATCAGCAATATAATCAGACAGTTCTCGGAGACTTTTATTGCCAATTTCCGGTTTGACGCAGATTTCACTATCACCAGACACATCTTTAAGCCAATCATGGAATCTTTCGTGACTGGTGAAGCCCACATCGAACTTATCAGCCGTTTCCCACAGGGTATGAGTATGAGCATAAGCTATTACCTCCCCTTCTCGACCATTGAATTTACTGTAATACCTTGACTTCATAACTGCCTCCTAGTACGTATTCCCATCCGCACACAAACTTCCCACCTTACGTACACTACCATCCTTTCTCACAAAAATGTCAAAAAATAGGCTGAAATCCTCACAATTCCTTAATAAATAAAAAGGGACACCCTGTTAATTCAGGGTGTCCCGCTTATGTAAACTATAGGCTTGGAATATGTGTTTGAAATATATTTATGTAAGGTAGTATTGGTATATACTATTGAGCTGACCGTATATGTTATGTGAAGTTGGCTTGTTTTCCTCGGTATTGTTTTCATCGTAAAACCCCTCAGATTTTACTTTACCGATTGTTATTGACGAGGCTTGCCGAGGTACTCTGCAATAGCGATTTTGATAATGGCAGATTTGGAAATTCCCATAGCTATAGCAGCAGAACCAATCTTAGCTAGCACATCCTCAGGCAATTTGACTAAAAACTTTTTCTGCATTGACATCGTATCTTCTACTTCTACGCTCATAACCCTTTAATCCTAACTTAAGTATTGTCTATATTATATACCATATACATACTTTTGTCAACCCCCTTTTAAATTATGTTTTGTCCACTCAAAAATTGATATATGTACTCAAATTATTGAGCATAAAAAAAGAAGGGGAGAACCCTATGGTCTTAACCATAAGATGCTCCCCCTCTTTTTACATGGATTGCGCTCAATTAAATCTCATTTCACATTATTGCCATAACTCCCTACCGACACCATTCTCGCCTTGCAGTTCTTTAAGTTTAGAAATGTCATAGACTGGAATATCTACCTCGATAGTTTTACTCTCATAACGAATTGGTTTATGCGGCATATTTTCGTCTATATCACCATAATCAGGGTCGTACCACTCAAGCACCATATAAACCTTGTCATTATCACAATGATTGCAAGGCGGTACGTCTAATATGATATCCCCATGTGAAATGTCAACTATCTTATGCCCATTACCACAAAAGTATGTCTGTGCAGGTGCGCTCATTAAAATCCCTAATTAATATATAGAATACCTGTTGTTATTGCGCCAGAACCTAACAGGAAAGCTATCAAGGCGTAGAACTTTCTTTTCAACGCATAATGGCTACCCCACAGTTTTGTAACCCTCTTAATTAAACCCTCTTGACCATTAATGCCAACCAAAGATGTGTGCATTTCTATCAGCATATCCCTGTCTTTTTGTGTAAATGTAGCCATCGGTCTACTCCTTGATGCAATACTTGTCTAATATAACTTGTGTGCCGTAATACATATCTTCCAACTCCGTATAGATTAAATCTTCTCTCCCATTATCTAATATCAATAGTGCTATCTCGCACCTGTTCTTAGTAGTCTTTATACGTTCAACCAAATCATTCTCCGCTGTTTCCGGCTCTTCCATCAGACTCCCTTATCCCTTCGTCAGATTCTAATATGCACGTACTATCTTCTCGGTTACTTCCTTATCATCCAATTTATAGATGTACCTGTAACGCATCTTAGCTATTCTAGTGACTTCCTCCCACAGATATAATCCCTTTGTCCGGAATTATCGTGAATATTGGACAACCGATAATAGTAGGCGGGTAGTTTTTCTTTTCTCCATAACTAGCCCTTACACCCTGGGAATACGTGGTGAAGAAGCAACCAGTCATAGCTCCATACTTCTCTTTCTGCTTTATTTTGTTATTCTGGTCTAACGTAATATACGATTTGTTGTCCGTTATAATGTCGTGGACGTGTCCGTGTGCATAGATATCAGCTTCAAATGAGTCCATTACTCTCTGTAGTCTATTTAACTTCGCCCCTTTGGTTGTGGCACATCCAGCGCCATGAGTGAAGAATCCCACTATCTTCTCAACATGACCTCCCGACCTTTGAAATAGTATCTTGATAAATGCGGAGTAACCCAAATTCGGGACGCCTAACCTTTTACAGATATTCTTTTGTACGTCTATATGAGAGTGTGCCCTGATTGAATCTTCGTGATTGCCCTCTATTAAACCAAGACATTTATGAGTAATAGGTGAGTAAATATCACAATATCTTTCCGACTGGTCGTAAGCTATGTTATCGGGATGAACATAATCAGCGATAACATCCACGTCCCATCTAGGGTCAATCGGAGTTATGAACTCAGCCTTATCCCCCATACCTACCCAGTAAGCAAAAGGATCATTCTTGATTTGATTGACGTGTTTTAAGATTTCCTTCTCAGAGCAATGCTTAGTACCCAAATGCTCATCGCCCATAGTATAGACTTTGAATACATCTGGCCGAGCGTACTTGAAATCCTTTTCAATTACTTCCATTTGACTTCCTTGCCGTGAAGTAGAATGTGATGATTACAGCATAAATAGCCGCCCACCAATCCGGTACATCCATGCCTGTGAAGTAATAAAGGTAGAGCAGTGTTCCCGTTATGAGGGTACTTAAAATAGCTAACGTAGCTCTTATAGGATGTAGTTTCATAATTTGCCCCCTTATTGACAACTACCTCTGAGATAGCTAGGGTAGAGGGTAAGGTTGATACCCTTCAGTCTGAGGGCTTATCCTGAGTCATAACTTCTTCAACAGCTTCCTTTTTAACTTGATGCAAAATCAAGCCCTGAATAATCTGCTGCGCCTCAGCCAAAGATACTAAGGGTGATATGTACTGGACATCACTGTATTTACCGTTCCCTTCATCCACGTAGACTATCGTAATTACCTTTATCATTTAGCCTCCAGAGCTTCAAGCCGTTCTATAATACATTTAAGCCCGCCAACCAGCAAACCTGTTAAGTCTCTGTCCTTAATGTGTGGTAAGTACCCGTCTTTATCGGTTTTAAGTCTGCTGATATACTTCTCTGTTTGTGCCTCAACTGATGCGGGAAGTGCGTCAATCTGTCTTTGTATTTTATCCCTTTTATCCTGTCTACTTAAAGGCGTATCATCCAGTATGGCTTGCAAATTTACCTTGGTGTACTCCGCCCTCAATTTAAAAGCTTCCTTCTTTCCCTTTATCTTGTCGTCCTTATGCGTCTTCATAATACTAGGAAAACTGCTATAGTCCAGCACGTCATTACCTGACTCATCCTTTTTAGTCTTAATGTTTTTGATTAACTCAATATCGTCATATTCATCAAAGGAGTGAGGCTGTGTCTTATAATGCAACTCATCGCAATATACATCGTCATAATATTCATCTGGATTACCCAAATCAACCTGCGCATAGGTTGTTATCGGGTATACATCATCCACCATTATAACCGCACCACCATTAGTATCTAATACTATATATTTACCGGAAGTGGAATGGTACAGGTTTAGATGACCAGAAACTCCACTATAGATATATGAAGTGCCACCACCATAGTTAAATATTAAATCTTGTGCCCCTGTAAAAGTTATTCCAATTTCCGCATCTATAGTTACTCCGCTATACGAATACCAAGTACCATCGAAACCTGTGATACTAGATACTTTGATGCCCCCTTCATAAATATGTGTAGACAACACCCTTTTATGTGTACTCCCCTCACCAATAGTATCAAGAGTAACAGATGTCATGTCCATTTCACTTACTGTAATGGTTTCAATTTTAATTTCACTTGCTGTAATGGTTCTAGCTTTAATATGTTGCGCTTCTACCGTCCCTGCTCTAAGATACCCGCCATCGACAATTGTGGAGTTCCAGTAAATCGTAACTATGCCATTAGTATTTACAGCTACAAGCAAATCATTATCCCCTATCTCAGTCGGGCGTGTATCCGTTACCTGGAAAGCTATCTTCGAGGTGGAAACATCCCACCAGATATATTCCTTATCGGTATACCCGTCTGTTATATCGTACTCAACTCCCTTGTAGACCAACTTAACGCCAGCCCAATGAACCGAACCAGCCTGTGAATCTTCCGTCCCGTCATCACTATTATTCGTCCACGTTCCCAATGGATTGAATACGTGGGTCCCGGACTCGATCCGCCTGACATTAATAAACGGCGGTTTATCGGATCGCGTCATCATGTTATTAAGCTCGTTCCAGATAGAATCTATCTGTTCAGCCAAATCACTGACGCTCGTATTGCCCTCTACCACTCCTATGTAATCGTTCACAGACAGCTTGCCGAAGCCTATATACATCGCAGGGTCTTTATTATTATCAAACACCCGCCTTATGTATCCCACGTTGCCGTACCGGGTCGTGCTGTCCTGCGGGTCGATGATTGCCACATAATCGTACATTTCAAGTGCTACGTCCATGTAGACCTTGCCATAGCCTGATTGCGCCTCCATCTCGGCACGTTTAACCATAGCGGTGGATATGGAAGTCCCCTGTGCATCAGAAGCAAGTCTCATTGTCTTGAAAGCCTTTAATGCCGGGGATTGTCCACTGTCATAGTTACCGGAATAACCGTCACCATCAGCACCGTCTGAAGATACCTCCACATAAGAGGGGTCAATCAGCTTTTCCAGATATTCCTTGCGCCTGAACGGGTGAAAGTCTGATCCAACACTGTAATCCCTGGTATCATCTATCTCTACTATGCAGTAGACCTGTGTGCATCTCACAAAATTTGCACCACTGTCATCAGAAGATTGGAAGGATATTCCTATTTGTAAAGCTGCTATGTCAGACCATTCCCATGCTTCCGAATCAGCCGGATTAGTTGTGAAGCTCTCTGAGTACGTACCGTAGGCTGTTGCGTGTAAGTCTGTAATTTCCTTCTGGTCACTTTGAGAAGTATTCCCGCCCGCCTTAACCTTGATTCTCAGATAACTTTTCCTAGATGTGTCAGTCTTACCGCATAAAGCATAAACCGTAACCTGCTTTATCGTTCCACCGTGCCCGGAAGGAGATTCTATATTATAAAGGTCATCTAGTTCAACGGTAGAGAAGAAATACCAGACATTGGTAGTGGTATCTGCTGTTTCTTCGTCTACGTCCTCGTAATTATCTTCTCCATCATTAGGATGAGGCGCAAGGTCCGTAGAGTCTCCCGCAGCATTAGGTCTTAGCGTATTAGGGTAAGGCTTTCTGAATATATGTATCTTGCCGTCATTCTCCGCCCTGTCCACCGCATCTATTCTTGAAATAAGATTATCCCATACACTCTTTCTACTCTGCCCTTTGGCTATCTTAAAACTTTCAGCCGGTACATAAACATCCGCTAAATCATCTTTATCATCCCATATTATCGAGTAGTCTTCACAGTGGTTGAATACCGTACAGGCTGATCCTTCACAAGTCCAGACAACAGTGCCGCCGCCTTCACTTGTCTCACCACCAATAGTAGTTCCCCACGGAGAAGGTTCTGCGGAATGGGACGTACCGGCAGTAGTACATCTGTAAGTATATCCGTTAGGTGTCGTAGGTTTAACAATATCACCTAATGTATAAGCGGTTGAGGCTGTCCAATCAGCAACATCACCTTTTGCAATCTGGTATAGTAAGTCTTGGACCGTCTGGTCATCGATATTGTCAATCGTGAAATCTGCGGAAGCCTGGTCAATCTGCATCCGGTTGAATATGCCAATCATGTGTAGACTTGTGGCAATGAATCCGCCGTCATAGTCGGTAATCTCGCGCTGGCTCCATACCCATAGGTACGCCATGTCGGAATACTCTATGCCGTCAGAATCCCCGCCATAAGACAGAACGCCTTTATAATACCTTAAATCTATGTCGGTCAGGTCAAGGTCGGTATTATCAATCAAGACTATGGCAGACTGTAATACGCCTTCCTCTACAGAAATACAGCGCAGTAGCCGGTTAGTAACAGCAGCATCCCCGATAGTACCGTTCTGATGATTATAAAGCGTTATGGTGTCCTCGCCATTTTTAGTCAGGACGAGCTTTGTCCACGCTGCCGGTCTTACTTTCTGATATGCTTCTAATGTAGATGTGATAGTTCTCATTCCGTCCTCGGCCACGGCACAAAATCATATCTATCAGCCACTCTATAGGGACGCAATTTGCTTAATGCCTCCTGCACTTTTGCAGCTCCCCAGTTGTAATACTTGGTAGCCTGCTCTTTACCGCCGAAAGTAGGCTGTTCCACGTAGTGAACCATCAGGTCCATAGCAAGCCGTCCCTGTGTCAACTTAATAAGGATATCCTCTAACTCAAAGGACAGTGTTGAGGTTTCCAGAGTTACCACCACATTATCTATAACGGCTACAACCAATGCGGGGTCAATGGCGAAATCAGCCTCGCTATCATCGTCATCGGAAACGGTCACATCGGCTGTTATGCGGTATCTCGTAGTATCTCCAGTTATGATTAGCGTGGTATCAGCCGGTATAGCTGCTGCATTGGCAAAATCATCAAGATGCAATGTTGTAACACCAACGGCATATCCCGCCTCTAAGTCAATCTTCCCCGCCAGGGTGGTTGTCAGCGTCATGCGGTGAGGCTTATGCACGTAGAGATAGACTGAATCAGCATCACCCGGGTTAAAGTCTACAGCCATCAGGATTACATCATGGGTAATATAACGCCAGTTGCGGTATTTCTTTGGCGTCTTGTCAACTTTGTACTCCAACCCCATGTTTTGCGGTATGTAGAGCTTATTTGTGACCGAGTTAATATCCAGCGTCTTGACATCCTCAGTGGTTGACAGGGTATGCCTGACGATTACCGGGTCATATCTCCCCATCTCTTTCAAGGCTTTATTTAGAGCCTCGGAACATCGCGCCTCCGTCCAGACGTCAGCCGGAGCGGTAGGCAACCCGTCCTGTATTTCCGTTAATATTGTAGCCCTCGTTTTCTTAGCCATAGTTAAGCCTCCACGCTAGAACAGCCCAAACCTTCGTCATGCCTACAGGTATGCCAGTAGAACTTCCCGCCCGGGTAGAGTATTTTGACATCATTCAGGGTATCTGTCTTCCCTTTATTACTCAAGTCAGTAACATCCAGGTGGGTTTTTTGTATAGCCTCATCCTCGCTCTTAATGAAGGTATCAAGAAATAACTGCATTATTTACCTCCAATCCTTGACGCATGATGATACGGTTCAATGCGCCTTTTTGCTTGTTTGATAGTTTCTCAGGCGGATGTATAAATTCATCAGCCATCTTTTCGTGTTTTCGTACTTTCCAGTATTTCATAGCTATACTGCTCCAAAAAAGTGTTTACTGTTGTTGTAAATATCTTCAACTCGGTCACTACTTAGTGAAGATCTATGTTATAATGGTCGTTTAATACAGCTGCAACGGCAAGACTGGTATTAAATATTTTGACCATAGCGGTATTTCCATTAGTGATAAAGTTAGTCGCTGCTGCTGAATTGTATAACTTACAACCGATTCTTCCATTGTCAAGCCCTGCTAAATCACCAAACCAGACTGTTTCATCGGCCTGAACCGAGAATGTCTGTGCTACCTCCACTCCATTAACCAGCAACGCAGGGGCAGTCCCATCCTGGATTACTGCCAAGTGTCCCCATGCGCCATTGGCTAGGGCAGCAGCCGTAGTGCCGCCAACGGATTGTGCCACACCCGCCTTGACAGCAAAAAATGAAAAATTACCAGTCTCACCAATATGAATTGCTAATATCTCATTCGCATTTGTATCCCCAAAAGAGATAAGCCTGGTAGTAGATGCAGGAGTAGCATCATCCAGCTTAAACCAGCCCATCCATGTGCCCTTAGTCGTAGCAGCAAGGTCATTAAGGACACTGTCTATACAAAGCCAATCATCAGTACCATCATATCTCGTTGTCCACAGTCCGCCCTGTGTCCTTTCCCACGCTGCGCCAGTTATCGCGCATATATTATTGTGGTGAGACCGGTCAAACAGATAGCCACCGCCTCCCGGAAGTCCGGGCAAATACAAAACGCAATCGGGTCCCGGTGGGTCAAATATTAACTTGTCACGTTCCAACGTCTCAATGCTCATTTCAAATATATCCTCGCATAGCTGCTGTGGCTTATCTTTGCATTACCCATGTTTGTACCACCATCGGTTTCAAGAGTTAACTTCAGTTTTACAGGATAGGTAAGTCCTGATTGTTTCCACCGGCCACCACACGAATACTCAGTATAGGCAGCACCGAGAGCTATTGAACCTCTCTCATATATCTTGAGCCAGTTCTCACCGCCTGCCGTGTCTATGTACCACCTGTAAGTGCCGTTTACTGCTCCTGTAATCTGTATTAGTGCTACCGTCAACCCGAAATCTATGTGGTCTATTAACCCCGCACGATTCGGCTTATCGAGTACAACGGTAAACATATCCGTTTCCGTGTTCTGTACGGTTGTAGCTCCTGCATCGGCATCAGCGACATTGTACTGGACGCCTGTAGTGGTGAGTAGCCTTTGCTCCGCCACCAGCCGGTCTATCCATGTGTCCTCATAGGTTCTGACTGCCTTCTGAGTTATATCCGCCAGCGCATCACCCCTGGAACTAACCAGATGATTTCTTAAAGCGTATATGTCCGGTTCAGCCAGATAATTACCTTTACTGTCAACCAGCATCAAGCCCTTTACTGATTCCCCTTCCTCATTCACAAACACCACACGGGCAGCAAGGTTTTCCTTATCAACAATATCATCGCCGTCAGAATCTACTATTCTGACCTTGCCGAGTAAAAGTTCGCTGGCTTTTACAGAGGTTATTAACCGTCCCTCCTCGTCCACTATAGGTATACGCCATTTACCGGAGCCGTCCGGTTCCTCGTTTAATACGATTGGCTTTACTTGTCTGCCAAAATTATCTTCGGTCTTAGTATATTCTTCCTTCTCAGTCACCTTATTACCTCCTTGAAAGGATTGTGGGAGGGGATGTTTGCCCCTCCCACTTCAGGATTACGTCAGGTCATGGTATGCGCCGGTCTCGTACTCTACCCAGCATATTTGTGCAAACGCATCAACCGCTACAGTGCCACCCCAGTAACCGACTATGGTTGCAGGTCCATTGATAGCCGTTACATAGAGAGGCTCATAAAGCAGGTCAAGTTTCGTCCACAGAGCGGTAGCCGCAGTACCCTGTACATCACCCAGGAGTATCACCCTTGCCAGGTCAAAGTCTGAGGTAGGTTGCACAGCCTCATTAGCCGAGCAGGCAGATTTACAGGTACATTTTGAGGTCTTAACACTCTTGCTTAGCAGGTTAATCGGTGTTTCGGCAGTCGTCCATGTGCCTGCAAATGCACACGCTACATCCTTGTCAACAGCGAAGACTATCTCAGCCTCATCCTCGTCACTGGCAAGCAATGGCACCAGACCTTGAGCGGTTATGCGGAAAGGTTTGATTGTCATACCTGCCGGTACAGCAATAGCAACCTCCGGCTGGTCAGCGTCTACAGTTGTACCATCGCCGCCGCCTGTTAGCGGAGTGCTGAAAGAGCCTACATCGACTTGATAACCGTGCCCCTGGTCAATCAGTCTTTGTATACTTGGTACGGTAAGTAGAGCACCATCCGGTGACATAGAGGGTCGTTCCAGCCCGTTAGCCAGATTCCTCAGTGTTCTTGAAACAATCGCTTGTAGTTCCATCGAATATTCCTCCAGAATTTATTTATATATCCCGAATAAATTTATCGGGTGTTCCTTTGACATAGTGGCATTCGTCTGCCAGCCGCCAGCCAAAGGTGAAATTAACAACGGACATTTTCTTCTCAGATAAACGTCCGCAGTTCGGGCAATATGCTTCCCCCCTTTTCTCTACGGTGTTCCTTTGCTCAAAGACACCGCATTCAGGGCACTCATATTCATACAAGGGCATCGGCAGCCTCCTTCAATTCCTCGATGGTCTTACCGCCAACGGTATTGCCCCTCATGCCAAGATATTCACCCTGTGTCCTGATATTGTCTGTTATAGAAATTCCGCCATTTTCAGGCGGTATGATGGCAATAAATAACACTTCGCCATCAGCCATAACATTGCAGGACTTCAGTTTCTTTATCTTTCTTGCCTTGAGTTTGCGGAAATCCGTAATTGATACTTCAGGTATTAACATATCGCCTCCTTTTATTTAGTCCATATCGGCTAGTGGGATTACCCGTAAGAACAGGTGCCACACCAGCGCACTCACATCAGCATCACCGTTTTGCCAGATGCTTATATATGAGTCGGTAGATGTCCCACTGGCTTTCCAGATAGGTCGTGATGCACCGGTTATCTCCTCGGTAGCCAGTAATGACAATGCGCCTGTGGCGCTGTTGACCAGGCTATCGCAGATTTCAACTCCCTTGTTGGTTCCATCAGCGTCATCTGCCAGCCCGATGTCAATATCGCCGTCCTGGGCGTCCAGTGTGGTTATGTTGGCTATCGCTTCTACTATCACCAAGTCCATATATTTCGGATTCAGGGTGTAGTAGATTTGGGACGATGAATCGCAATCAGCGGCAGCAGACAGGTCAGGTATTTTAATCCAGAAGTCCCGGAGTGCGCCTTGATTGCCTTGCTGTGTGAATACAGCAGGTTTTGAAACAGCAGTTGGATTTGCCATGATTTATTACCTCGCTTGTTTATTTACTTATTTCGGTTTAACTGGAAGTTGCGCTGAAGAGCCCGGCAGCCGCCCTTTTATTGGTCAGCCTCATACCGGCATAGAACTTAATACGAGTCCTCTTAGCATCTTTGGTTTCCAGCTTTTCAAACCGTTCGGTCTGAATCATTCCAACCCCATTAATCCCCACCAGTCCGTCTTCTCCAAAGCGGACGGCAAAGATAGGAGAGGTATCATTAGCGGCAGCTACGGCAGTAGAAGGTGTGTAGGAAGCCGGTGCGCTTACCAGTGTGGAAGGGTCAGGGAAGTTGACCGGAGTGCTGTCGTCTACCAGCACAATGTAATCACCGTATCTGGTTACAGGGAATCCCAATACACCTTTATCGTGTTCAAGGTTGTTTCCCGCAGCCCTGGCCAGTGATTGTAGTTTCCTCCGCATCAGCCTGTTGAGAATGATATGTGTTGCCTTTGGTTTAACCAGGTCAACCAGCACGTCCACCATATCCAGTGTCAGTGTGCCGGATGCGCCGGAAGCAGCCTGTATAACCTGTGCATTGTTGGCACTGCCGATGGCGGAATAAAGAGCGCCGTCCAGGTCGGTAGCCGTAGATGATTCACATTCACAGAGCAGCCTTAACAGCCCCTTAAAGTTCTTTGCTGCGCTGTATGTAGATACGGCAGTGGTTTGCCCTAAGATAGCAAGCGTTTCAAACCACTGTGCTACGGCTTTGGCTTTCAGTTCGATAACCACTGCCATCGCATCTTCGGGACCGGCTGCCTGATTACCGAAGTTGTCCACATCGGCATCGCCGCCCAGGATAGCCAGCGGTGCGTCCCTGTATTCCCATGTCGGTGCGCCTTCCACCCATGTATCACCGACCTCATAGGTATCGGCAGCAGCAGCCTCATTCTCCATCTTGTACCGGGATGTATCGTTATTGATTTCTATAAATGGCATTTCTCTCAGCCAGGGCGATTCGGTTACGATAGTTTTAGCTACGCCTGCCCGAATCTCTGCCTCTGGTCCGAGATATTTATATTCAGCTAATGAAGTGCTCATGTTTTACCTCGCTTATTCTTTTTTCTTTGCCCCCGCTTTTATCATTTCTTTAGCACTGGGGGCGTTGTCTCCGAATTGTACGGATGTATAATCTGTTTTCCCCCCTACCGTCTTACCTGAAGGAGCCTCGACTTTTGTTGTTGTAGAGCTTTTAATCATGTCGGCTACGGATTCAATCTGTTCCTTGCCGGTAATTTTGTATTCCTCTACTTTTGCTTTCAAGTCCTCGGTTTTGATACCCTTCTCTTTGGCAACATCAGCTAAGAGATGTTCGGCCTCTTTTTCATCGGCTTTGGTCTCTCTGTCCCTGACAGCCTCTTCTCGCCGGTCAGCGTCTTTTTCCCTTGTTCCAACGGTTGTGAGTCTTGTCCGTAAATTCTTTTGTCGGGTAATTACGTCAAGCTCGTCCGGGTCTTCTTTCGCTGCCTCGGCTTCGGCTGATAACCAGGAATCCATAGTGTCCTGAAACTTCTTTTGATCATCGGTAAGTTTGGTCTCACGAGTCTCTAATTCCTTTTTAGACATACCAGCCTTAGATAAAGCGTCACTTAAAAGTTTCCTGTGCTCCTCCTCGTTAAACATTCGGGGTGTTTCCTTTGAACTGCCATCTCCATCACCAGAACCGCCAGCATTGCCCGCAGAATTACTTGAATCCTGAGTAGCTGCGTTGGTTTCGTCCTGAGTGGTCTCGTTGGTTTCGTCCATGTTATTAATCCTCCTGAGATTTGGTAATAAAAAGCCCACGCCTTAATATTTGACGTGGGCTGCGGGTATCTCTTATCTAGTTGTTAAGTCATTATCATTACAAACAAGTCATCTAATTCCTGTGCTATATCCCAGTATTTCGGAGTATTACCCGGTCTGTTCTCCAATTTACATCACTATGTTCATATCATCATCTCACACCGGCTCTGTGCCACTCTTCAATCATCTTTTTCCAATCCGGCACTTCCGGTTTCTCCCCGTGAAGTCCGTGCTTTTCCTCCTGGCGTCTTACCCAGTCCTCAATAGGGGCCCAGCTTTTAGCCCCTTGTCCCCACACGTCCAAGTCCCTGTTATCAGCCCTGAATTGCTTTTTGTTGTAGTCAGGCTCTTCAAGATACTCCAGGTACAGTTTCCACACTTCCCGGGGCGGCATATTGCGAAAGTCCTTTGCTTCCCACTCCCTCGATTCCTTGATAGCCTTATATAAACCCCTATGCTCATCCAGATACCAGTAAGGCTCCCACCACCTATCATCGGGCGGCCAATCATCAGGCTTACTATGGAGCCCGTACTTATACATATATTCGGCATATTCGGTTACGTGCTCTTTGGGGATAAACTCCTTGTAAGCCTGTCTCTTGTAATACACCATAGCAAGATTACGGTTTACATCCTTTTTAAGTTCGCTATCCCTTTCGTCCCCGGTCATATCGTCTAACTCGTCAATTCGGTTTTTGTTATCAGCGTATAGTCTGTCATATTCTGGGTCGGGCAATTCGTTAGCAGGGGTTATCTCTGTGATAATCCCTGCATCCCTCATCTCGTTTGCCAAATGTATATTCTTAATTAAGTTATGTTCTCTAGCGTAACCCTTCGTTGGTAATTCATAATGAGATACATAATCCTCTATATATTTGCTTGATATACCCTTTTCAAGGCCTTCTATAGCACGCCTGCCCTTACGGTAATCCTCGTTAGTAGACAACTCACGTGCTCTCCTTTCCCGTATAGCTTTATTGCGTTTGTCCTTATCCTTTATATCGGCAAACAATTCCGGTATTTTATTGTCGTAATAATCCTCCTCCTCTTTCCATTGCACTTTCAATTCCCACAATGGCACTTTCTTTTCGTCTAATGGTTGGAGTACCTCCATACCAGGAATATCTTTATTTGTACGGAAGTTATTGTAATCAGTATGTTTGAATCGGTGCAGGTAAGCTTCCGGGCTGTTACCACCGAATTCATCAACTACATGGTTATATCCAACATGGGCGTTCAACATCGTCTCAGTATCATTGCCCCACTGATACACCTGCATTCTGCTCATGGCATCCCGATACTCAGGGTTATCTTTATATTGTTTATCATACGTATAGCGTCTTTTATTGACTGTCTCACCCGTCTCAGGGTGTATCATTGTCTCATCATCAGCAATAAAAATGTCAGGGCCAGAGTCAGGGTCTTTCCACGCTTCTCTTTCTTCAATTAAGGTATTCCACGTCTCTTTTATTTCCCAGACTGGCACTTGGCTAGTATCTAACTCATGCCATCCATCAGTAGAAAACGTACCCTCCTGTATACCAAAGGCATTTAACTTTGTACTCCGGTATCGGTAAAGTAAAGCCTGCCAGCTATTAGCTCCGTGTTCTTTTACGGCTCTGCTGTATTCCACAAATTCATTGGCAACTATCTCACCATGCTTATAGTTTAATTTGTCACCGATAGTACTCCAAGCGGATTTCTTTCTATCGTCTTCCCAAAAGCCAGGGTTTATCTCATATAATGATTCTTTATAGATATCAAGTAGAGCGCCTTTTTTGTTTTTAACGCTCATGTTATTCCACAGTTCTTGGGAAATACCTTCAGGGGGAACAATGTTATTAATGTCACTATCTGACATCTCGTTATATTTCTCTTTAAAGGTATCTATCTGCCTATAGACATCTTGCCATTTAAGCCCTAATTTCTCAGATTCCTTAGAAATTGGTTTATAATTATAGAACTTGCCGGTGAGAATGTCCTCAATTTCCGGCTTCAAGTAACGCATTGCCTTTCTGTCCCGTTCCTCTTCATCCCAATAGCCCGAATCATTGAGCACCTTTTGATTGTCTATGTATTCCTTCATCAACGGACCCCACTCTGTAAGCCCGGTATTCCTGTCTACAAAGGCTTCTTGCTCAGGTGTCCACTTTTTCCGCAGGTCTTCCTCTTTCTGATTTAAGAATTCCCAATCAATAGCACCGGATGGTCTTTTTGACTCATCGAACATATTATAATATTCAACTAATGCTCTTTTATTGAGGTCCTCCGGTAGTTTTCCCGTATCCTTGAATAACTCAAAGTCCCTATCAACCTGTGACTTTCTGTTGGCTATTTCTCTTTTGAGTTTAGTAACTTCGTCTCTGAAACTCCTGGAGAATTCAAAGCCTTCTGCCCGTTCCTCACCAATCAAATCACTTACAAGCTCAGATACTAAAGCATCACCGCGTGTTATCCTCTCTTGGTCTAACTCATCGAGTATGGCGAATGCTTTAGCACCGGGGTACTTCCGTTCTACTGCTGTATCTCCCCGCAACCCCATTTCTTCCTGTAGTTCGGTATTGTTCCCAAAGTTTTTCTTTTGTGCAGGTTCTAAGTCTGACCACTGAGTAACCGGTGTGCCATCCGCCTTTTTTAGCCCACTTTCCCTTGCATACTTATCAAGCATATCCCTGGTCTTTATAGACCGCACATTCAAACCAGTTGCCTGTATTAGTGAGCCTACAATACCTATTCTACCCTCTTGTTCCGGTATAACATTGCCAACTACAGGCCACATAAGCCTGCCCGCTTCCACCAGATTGCCAAAACCTATAGGCATAAAGAGGTCATTAACCGCCTGCCTTGACCGTTCTCCCATATTTTCTAGTTCTCTACCCCAGAAATCACGCCCCTGTATCTGATTCATTACTGCTCTGGGTAGTACATTATATCTGGCAGTTAGAGCACCAGCAGGGTCAAGAATCCATCTAAGGTATGTATCAGCCTGTCCCACTATATCGAGGTATATAGGTTGACCATTTCTACCATTCCAGGGTAGTCGCGGTGACAGGAATTTATCATTATAAGCTATACCCCAGGGCATATGACTATAAGGACTATGAAGCTTTATCGGTAAGTATCTATCAGGCGGTAAGGGTTCGCCTTCAGATATAAGGTTGATTGCGTTAGCAGCTATAGCAAGTGAAACAAAGGTAGATATTGCATATTCTTGCCAATATAGCTTATTCTCTCCTTTAACTGCGCTGGTAGCTTGTCTTATCCACGACTCTGTTTCGTTTGAACTGAAGATTAATGTCCTTGCTATGGCTCTGACTGCCGGCTGTTGTAATGCACTCTGCCATACAGGTAATGTACTGAATTGTTTATTTACCTCCTCGGCAGCCGATCCTGCTATTTGTTCGTCAGTCCATGTTGGATGAAGTCTTTTTAATCTCGGTACTATAACGTGCTCCAGTGCATACGCCTGTGATTCTCTATATACGCCATCGAATAAACCTGCCTCAAAGAATTTAGCTATACTATCTAAACGATTTGCAATCGGTTTAAAGGTTTTCCACCCCTTAGTTTCCTTTACTATTGATTCAAGTTGCTCTCTCACGTCTCTGCGGATAAGCATTTCATCCGCACCTAATTCCCAACCTGAATCAGCTATCATCTTGAGTGTTATAGTAGAGTCTTCATATAATGGCTCACCTGACAAAATACGAGCTTCCAAATTAGCTCTATGAGTAGGACTAAGTGCCGACCATGTAACCTTAGCCGCCAGTGCGGGAAACTTTAAAGGCTCACCATGTCTTATTCCTTCAGGCGTAAACGTTGTTATATAATCTCTGGTCAAGAAATCACAGTGCTGAAATAAAGAACCGAACAACTTTGCTCTTTTTGTAAAAGCACCAAAGGCGTTTAACGCTCCAAATACATTAACGCCTGCGATACGGAACTCTATCTCTACCCCATAGGTACTTTCGAGTATATCCGCAATTCTATTCGGCACGGCTACTTTAGGTGTCATGTAGGCTTTGCCATCGGTACTGACATAGGGTTTGCCTTCAAATGCGGGACCAACTTTAGGAACTCTCCACCCCTCTCTCGGTGCATCATTCTCATTAATAGCCTTGCCAAATGTTTTCAACCTGTCAATCAGGATACATCCCTCTCTGTATTCAGTACCGGCAACACGTCTTAAAGCTGCCATATCGTAGGGATTCCATGATATAGGTTCCCATCCAGCTTCGACCATTTCTGTGAATGTGGCGTCTACTCTCGGTTTAAGAAAGCCCGGTTTAGCACCTAACTTATATTTACCCGCTTGTTCTGCCTTGGGGGGTTTCCAGCCTCTAGGGAAGTAATCAGGATGTGCCATCATTACCCTTGAGAAACTAGGGTCGAATGCCAGCATATCTGAAGCCTCCTGGTCGAGCATCTTCTTCAAATCATCATAAACTGGTTTTAGATTCTTAGGGACTTTGCCTTCACCGTGCAGGGCTTTGAATAAATCGTAACTGTCTTCTTTAGTTAGCCTTTGATTAATCCCCTCAGTAGTACCTAACCCCATATTTTTAAGCGTTTCATTGCCCTTCTTCCACCATGATATAGCTTCGGTAGCCATCCTTTTTCTAGTACCCGACCATATTCTAACAGCAGCCCTTCCAGCATCTTCTCCGTGGATGATTCTATTGGTCATATCATAGAGGGCATTTTCGGGATTCTTGCCACCACTACCAATATGTCCTACTCTCGCAGGTGGTATATTAGGAGGTGGAAGGTTGGCAGCCTCAGACTGTGCGTTTAAAGCTGTCTTAGCAGAAGCAACCATATCTTCCTGACTGGCATCATCCATAAAAGCATCTATACCTGCTTGCCGTGCTGATATAGTAAGATCATCTGCCCCTGTAATATCAGGGTACTCCTCCATAGCCTCAATAGGTGGTTCTTTAACCACTTCCTCTACTTCAGCTTTGGTTTGTAAATCGGGGTAGTCCTTTAAGACTTCGGGTACTGGCTTGGTAGGGAAATACTTTCTAAATACAGAGGCAATCTCAGGACTTACGTTTGAAGGGTCTGTAAGATACTTACCGTAATCACCCCCAAAACCTTCACGTCTAGCATATTGACTTCTAATTTCTATAGGTTCATACTTGGCAGCCACTTCATATTCACTTATTGCTGCCTTCATTGTTTCACTAGGTAGTTCTTCAAGTCTTACATGTGCTATTTCCTCATTTATAACAGCGTTATCACGCATTACATTAGCATCACGAACAACAATTACCTTTCTTAGCCAATCTACCATTGCCTTACCTGTTGCGACTTCCTCCATCCCAGGCTTGATTCTAATTTCACCAATCTCTATACGCCAACCTTCAGGTAATGTTGCATTTATTTCACGTAATGTTGCATTTATTTCACCACCCAACTCAGCCTTTACCCCCGTTACAGCCCTTGCTGTCTCAGGGACTACTGCTGCAGTAATATCCTCTGCGGTTGCAGTAGGTTTTACTAAATCAGGATAGTCTTTTAATACTTCGGGCGGTACAACATTTCTAGTTCGTGGTGTTTGAGATTTTAATTTCTCCTCCACAATCAATTTATGAAGTTCAGGATTACCCCTACCTTCTTTTATCCATTCCTCTCTCGTCATTTCCCAGGGTTCTTTTGTAACCTCTTTGGGAGTGGGCTTTTCAGCAAGTGGCTTAACAAGGACTTCTGGTGTGACTTTTGGAGGAGTAGGTTCTTTCAATAATGCTAATCTTTCAGCACGCCCCTCATCTGAAAGGTAAGGCGTAGACTGAACAGCTTCTAACATCTTAGTCTTTTGTTCAGGACTTAACTTGTTAATATTTGCTACAACATCAGGAGTCAATATATCAGACTGTACTTGTATTTTCGCACGAATACCCTCAGTATCTACTACATATGTTTTGCCACCCTCACGTACAACTTTATCAGTACCCACCCTAAAATCAGATATCTGTTGAGCACTTAGAAGCCCTCTCTTCAACCTAGCTTCCACACCAGCCAAAGCCCTTGCTGTCTCAGGGACTACTGCTTCGGTAACTTTCGGTACGCCTTCCGCTGCCTTACCTACAGCCTTTGCTGTCTCAGGGACTACTGCTTCGGTAACTTTCGGTACGCCTTCCGCTGCCTTAATCAGTTCGGCTAGGGGTTTTACTTGACCTGGGACTGCCGTACCGCCCGGAGTGACAGCAGGTAGAAGTAAAGTCTCCAACTCCTCCATAGTTTCTTCTACTGCTTCTTTCATTATCTTCGTATTGTTAGGGTCTTTCCCCATGCGTCTAAGCCAGTTATTGGTAGCTCTTTCAGCCACTTCCGCCCTGTCACCCTTGAATAGTCTATAAAGTGCTCTCTGTAGTGCGGGATTTCTTGCAGGTTGAACACCTCTACTCATCTTCGCTATTAACTGGTCGAGTCCTTTATTCAACAGGATTTCATACATCTTGGCTTGTAATGAGGTAACGCCTCTTAAAGATAATGTAGCCATTGATGGAAACATATCAATAATTATAGCAGGGCCTTCCCACAGTAATTGTTCCCACAAAGGCAATTCTCTAAACTGTTCTTTTACTTCAGTTGCACGTCCATGCCATTGTTCTACCTTCTGTAGGTATTCGGTACGTGTTATCTTGCCTTCTTTAAGTTGCTGGTAATAATCGCCCAATTCAGGGGCTTTCACACCAACGGAATCAGTAAACATACTTCTGGTAGATAGCCCCAGTAAGGCAAATACGTTATCAAAAGCCTCGAAGACTTGACCGACAAAACTTTCCTCAAAGCCTGGTAATGTCTCCTGATAATCTTCCCATGCCTTAGTCTCCTCCGCCCGCATCTCTTTATACCAGTCAGTCTTCATCTGTTCCCTTGTATAAGGAGGTTGGGGATAAAGTGACCGGATATTCCTTACCTGAGATTCGTAATATTCCTTGTGTTCCCCTTCCGTAAATTGTCCGGGTAACTTTTCATAAGGGACATCGGCAGGCTCGACACCATAAACCTCAGCAGGACTTACTCCTATAGCACTTAACAATGCCTCCGTCTCAGGTGTCCGTCCCTTGTCCATGATGTCCTGAACGAACTGGTCTGGATGATTCTCTACAAATCTGGCAAAGTTATCGTAATTGGTATCGGGATACAGACCTTTAATAGCTGTTTCCATATCCATCTGGTATTCTTGACCTGCTTGAATATAAGCTAGGTCCTGCCCTATGTCCCAACCTTGCTGTGCCTGCCACCTTGCTGCTTCCATAGCATCAACAGCCTCAATATCTCCGCCAATACCATATTGCCTCTCTTGTATCTTCTCTGGTGTTACCCCTTCAACCAATGTCATCTCGCCAGGAGTACCCGGCTTGATTGAAGGAAAATCACGGTAGAATAATTCCCACATCTCATATTCTGACTGGCTAGCTTCTCTAAACTCGCCTGTCTCATAGTCAAGAATGAGTCTGTTGCCGTTGTCAATCAGGGTAATGGGGGGAAGTTCACCGGCTTTGCTTACACCTGCCTCTAATTGAACACCTGCGTCAAGCTCTATCCCTTCGGTATGCAGCGTTTCAGGTGGTATAAGTTTCGGCTGTGGTATCTCGTCACGAACAAGGTTTTCAAAATCGCTCCACAAACCTTTTCCCTCTAATTCCTCTATCTGTCTTCTCAGAAGGTCGGGATACTCGTCAATATTAATTTCTCGCCTTTTAGGACGAGCGATAATATCCATCGGGTGCCACTTCATTCTATCGGCTCTTTCTAACCGCTTAAATGTCATCTTGTCTACCTGTCCCCTTAAACTTTTTTAATGCCTGCCGTACCAAATCCCCTAATTTCCCTCTATCGGCTCTTTCTAACCGCTTAAATATCATCTTGTCTACTTCTGCCATCGTCAGCTTTTTCATAATGCTACCTCAGTTTAATACCACGCTCTGTTTATCATTCGGTATGGTATAGCTCCTTCTACTTTCACCTTCTCATTATCAATTAATACTTTGATTTGCAAAGCTTCGAGCGTAAACCGCTTTTCTTCAAAGCTAAGGTTCTTCAGATTATCAGAATATAATTGGCAGACCTTTTCCAGATTTTCATAGTCTAAGTGCATTTTCTCTCATCTCATCCGGTAACTCTTTACGTGCAGGCTCTTTACCAGCATCGCCAAACAGGTCTATCATTGGCTTGCCTGGTTGCTGTTGTTTTCCTCCATCAGCCGGTACCGGCATTTGACCTCTACCGTCCAGATAGTCTTGCAACTGGTAATACACAATCCACGCTTCCTCGTTGCGTTCCTGGTTAATCAAAGATTTAATAGTATCCCGCATATTCAGCACGGGAGACAACTCTGATGCTTTCTCCGCTCGTATCTTTGCCAGTATTCCAGCCGGGTTTTTAACCTTCAGCACATCTGCCAGCACTGTTTCCTCATCAAAATATTCACTTGCCTTGTCCGCTTTGGCAAACCTGGCAATATCCTCAGTTTCCGACTTGGTATTGTACTCCAACTGGATAGTATATTCACCTCTGAGCACTGCGGTCTCATACTTCTTTTCACGTCCGTATTCGCCCAGCATAACCGTACCGCCTATAGCCTGTAGCTGGCTGGCTATCATATTGCACATCCGCCGGTAGAACAATCCAAGTGCCTGAATGCGTGGAGCAATCTTGTTACCCATGCCCTCGGTCAGTTCCATGAGCGCCACACCGGAAAGGGGTATATTGAGTGAACCATAGGCATGAGCGGGGAATGTGCAGTCCTGGACTAATTGGCTGAGTATGGAGTATATCAGTTGCCCCGCTCTGGTGAGGTCTGTTATCTCCAACGGTGTCATATCCTCAGTAGTCAGCATATCTATAACTTTACCGGGACCTACCGGATATTCGGTAATCTGCTCGGCACTGTTAAGATCGCTTCCTAGTCTATTCGGGTCTAACTTCCGCAGGTAGGTCTTTTTGAAGTTGTAAAAATTCATGCTCTGGTAGATAGACAGATTCATGCAGTAATTGTCCCATATGTCCCGGACCATGTAATAGACGCTCTCGCCGGTATATTTCTGTACGTCCTTATGTTTGAGTGACGTGCCGTAAAGCACTTTTTGATACACTACCGGCACGTAGCCAAAGGGATTCTGAAACTGGTTGAGTATCGGCTCTTTATCGTTCAGGTAAATTGTGCAATTCTCCGTGTCCCAAACCTCACGCACCCAGGTATTTGAGTTTACATCCATACCAAACTCAGCCTTCATCATGGCAGGGGTTTTCTCAATTTTGTAGCTGCTCCATGCCATGTCCCGCCCGTTGTAGTCACAACAGAAAAACTCCTGGTCATACGGTAATATGTTTTGTTCCACCAGTTTACCGTCTTTCTGAAACATTACCCGGGCAGCCATTCTGCCGAAAACACAGTTTTGCTCCACAGCAGACCACTTTAGCGGAAACTCGTCAGTAGCCATCAGAAGGTCGTCAGCCCCTACCAGCGCAGCACTCAGTATATTCTCTACTTCTGCCGCCTTGTCCTGATCATCTTTGTCGTACGAGACAACTATTTGCTGAATAGCTTTGCATATCGTACTGATTATCTCATTGCCGAACAGCTTTAGATTGGGAGGAGTAACGTTAATAACATCGTCAATCGTCTCGCTTTTTGTGTTCTCCATTTTATACTCTACGCCGGTATGCAGTTTACGGTCATTATCAAACCGTGTTCTCAAATCAGATTCGAGTTTCTCTTTGTCTGTAATCTCTTTCAAATCATGTGCCATACAATCACATCCTGCATTTATGTACTTTGAATCCTGGTGTTGCGTTAGCCGTCTCAGGGGCAAAATCACTCATAATGTATCTGAGGCAAGCCAGCATATGATATTTAGCTTCCTGGTCTATCTTGTTAGTCGGCTTGTTCTCATCATCCAGTACCCACAGGCAGTTAGCTATCTGGAGTAACAGGTTGTGCAAGTCCTCGAATATGTGTAGCTTGTTAAGCTCCATTAAACCTATTACCCGGTCTATCTGCGGGTTAATCTTGGCAAACTTCGGGGGCATTATGGGCCAGCCATGCGAAGTGTAAAGACTTCTTGAATCATCCTCGCCTGTCAGATTACCGCCAACACTGCGCCTTATCGTGTAACCGGCTGTAATCTCTTTGTAGTTTTCAATGTGGTTAAACGCTGATAATCCACCGCCAGGGCAGTATTCCCTGAATATGACGAAATCGCCCTTGCGCACCTGGTTGAAAGTTGATGTCCTCGGCTCATCCTGCCCCGGATTCTGCGCTACAAACAATGCTGCGGGATTAGCAATGCCGAAGTCGTGACCGGAGTATACCGGCCATGTCGTAGGTATCTCGAACCGCTTACATTTGCACAATGTCTCGTTGAATACACCGTAGACCAGCCATGAATGCTCTATTTCATCGTCCATAGCCATAATCTCACGGCGGTAGCTGTCCAGTGACATATCGGCAGTGATTATCTGTAATGCCTCGTTAGATATAAACGGATTATCGTGCGAGGTGAAATGTATCGCTTCCCATAACCCGGTCACATCGGCCTGTGCTCTCTTAAACATCTTAGAAGCATGGCGAGGGTCTTTGGCTTTACTGACACCGGTTGATTTGAGGCTTGGAGGAGTGAATATAAATACTGCATCACCGTTGTTATCCAGCAACATGGGCTGACCAACATCCGACCAGGCATCCTCATTCATGAGTTGATACTCATCCATTATCAGGTCGTCTGCGTAGTCACCGCGCAGACTATCAGCATTCCAGGCTGTTTTTGCTTTGATAGCCTGTTTTGTACCGGCTACCTCTATTATCTGCCGGGTCTCGTCTTTCCTGAGTACACCGGCATCTATCGGCTCTTGGAGCGACCTTTTCACTTCAAACCAGAACGCCGCCGTCTGCTCTGAAGTGGGAGCTGCATATAGTACACGTCTGCCCGCCAGGAACCGTTTAACAGCCCTCTTAGCCACTCCTACAGTCTTTCCCCCACGTCTACCAGCCTTAATGATTATCCGCTTAGTGACAGAGGTTATAAATCTGTCCTGTGATTCATGCTCAGAGGATGAACGCAGATGGACTTTGTACTCTCTACTGGTCATTGCCATCTTCTACCACTACAATCTTCACCGGACCTCCACCTTTGCCAGCCATCTCCAGTTGATGTTTCTCCGTAAAATGCAGGCGGTCTGGTGAGTCCGGTATATCGTTATGGTCTGTAGCTTTCAGGAATCCGAATATGCCGGTTAGCTGCGTGGCGGGTATCTCGTTGGGTACTTCCTCGGTAGTTTCTGTGCCGTCTTTCCTGATATATGTTTTAACGTGCGTACCAAGCCGCCCTGTGGCCACACGATAAAGCAAAGATACCAGCTCATCCCTGCGGTTCGGGAGAAGTTCTGTTTCGTACTGTTCCTTGAAAGCCGGATCTGCATCCAGCCATTTGTAGAACGTGCGGCGGCATTTAACCCCAATTGCTGCCATAGTAGCCCCAACGCTGCCATATTCGGGATATTTCTCAAGGAACAGCTTTTTATTCTGGCAGGTCGAAGCCTGTGATATCTCTTTCTTTTTATTATTCTTAGTAACCATAGTTTCCCCTGGCTCCCACCTATGACCATAGAAGAAGCCCCGGGGGAAAGGAGAAAAACCCCGGGGCTTCCGCCAATAAAAAAAGCCCGCTCAACTAAGTGCGGGCATATTCCAACATTCTTATTATACCATATATGTCAATACCTTTTCTAGTATCGTTTACACTCAGTCTCACCCGAAAAGTGTTGAGCGTGAGGAATTACACGGGATATATATCACCTTTATACGGGAACAAATATTCAGGATTACATTCCAATGCTTTACAGAACAACTTTCTCTCATCGGGCAAGGGGATGCGTTTCCCCTTCTCTACAGCCCGTAATGTACCAATACACATAAAACACGTATAAGCCAATTCTTTTTGAGTTATCCCTAAGCCTTCCGCCTTAGACATATATTGTTATCCATAATTACCGCCTCCTGTTCTTTCGTCTCTTAGCTCTTTCCTGGAGTTGTTTCTTGCTTAAATACTGCTTACCGTTAAATCTCGGCAATATTGACCTGCCGTTTAACAAACTTACCATCCGGTTAATACTATGTCTCTCTATCTCGGCTATGTCGTCGGGATTTTTCTGGCACCAGTACGCACAGTCGTTAACAGAGTAATTGTCTATACCCAACGCCAGAATAACAAAGCGCTGAGTAGGGTTTAACTCACTCATGGCACGGTCCACATCAGCTAAATATATTCTAGCCAACTCATACGGAGCTTGCTGCCGGGACCCAAGCAGTATCTTAACTCCATAATCATCTATACCGTCAGGCAGTTTACCGGCTGATAATTCCGCATAGTTATCCAGTATCCATCTGATAACCCTATTACTGTACATCTAACTCCTTTTAATCCTCCTTCTGCACCACTTATCGTTCATCTCAATACCTCCGCTATTTCCTCAATGTCCGATGGTCTCCACAAATATACCTCAATCCCCGGGCATTCCCCAAGCAAATCAAGCCAATCCTGCTGGTGCTCCGATACAATACCCTTCTCTGTTTTCAATTCGGCAAATATCAACCGGGGCTGCCGGCATAGTATCAGGTCTGGCATACCTCTAGGACTGTGCATCGATGTCCAGGTAAAGTAGAATTTCCAGCCAAAGAGATTCGCTAAGTCTCTTATCTGCTCTCTTAATTCAGTCTCGGTTGTAGCTGGTAGCTTTATCCCTGTACGCTTCATTCCCCTCCTATTCCACTTCCTTCTGTAGGCTACTGTCTATTTAATCTAAACCAAGCTCCTTTTTAACATCACTCCACCGGCGCATATTGCCCTTTTTATAATCCTCACAGCCCTTTTTAGTTCCTGCCAGAAATTCCTCTGCTTCCTCTTGGGTCATACCATGCTTTTTCATTATCTCTATTGCTTCTTTATCACCCATGTTATCCTCCCGACAGTACCTAACTGTCCAGTTCCTTTAGTATTAAATATTTTGCATGGTGAAAAGCACATCTATCACATTCCTCTGCTGGCTTTTCTCCCCATGTATAGGTGTGAATACCGCTATGGTTTGGGAAGGGATTCTCCGCCCTGTCCACTGCCTCACGGAATTTGGTGAGGACTCTATCCGCTTCATAAGTATGCCACGAACCACCAACATGTTTCCTTAACATCTCTGCTATCTCATCTTTAAGACTCATTAGAGACCTCCAATTTTTTTATCCTGTGCCACTCATACCTACGGCGGCTCTTCTGGACCAGTAACCTGTAATGGGTATAAACGGACTTTCATCCTTTCCCCGGCCACCTCGATAATATACATCTCCACCATCGAGCACATATTCCCCATTATGTGGTCAATAACTGTCGCGGGAGCCAGCACCTTAAAAACACCATCCTCGCACGACAACCCTACCGTCCTGCTAAACCAGGTATTGTAATTTGGCTTGCTGACATGGCCCTTGATTTTCACCAACACGTCACTCCATATCTTTTCAGCCATTTCTCTGTTTTCGTAATTATTATTAATATTATTATCTGGTTCCTCTTTATTTATATATTTCTTTAATATTTCTTTAGGCGAGGCTAACTCAGGCTCAAGAAACTTACCGTTTCGGTAAGTACTTTCTTCCTGTTTCGGTAATTGGTAAGTTTTAATAAGGTTTAATCTTACCATTTCGGTAAGTTTTTCCGGTTCAAAGGGATGGACTCTTGATATTTGCCAATCATCAAAATTCTTGTTAAACCGGTACTCATTACCTTCTATAAAAATAATCTTGCTCTGTAATAACCATATAACCTCTGCCTTGATATGCCCTTCACCCACCCCTACAACGGCAAAGTCCTTCTGCCGCGTTATGATAGCGGTCTTCTTGCCACAGCCCCAGGACAGCCGGAGGATAAGGTCCAGTATCTTCCGCTGGCGCTTGGAGAAGTCCCTTAGCATTATAGCTTCGTTGATGCTGTGCGCTACTCTCAGGTGTGCATCTTCCGGTTGCGGGTCAGCCATATTTACTCCTTTGATAAACACACTCTTTTAGTGGGCAATCCAGGCAGGTTACGTCTGGCCCGGCCCATCTGGTTGCCTTGATGCAGGTACTATTCCAGCCTCTATAGTTTCTTGCGCTCCGGTCAACGTCCCGGGTCGGATCGCAGTAGACTTTCAGGAAGTAACTATCTACATCTAATGGAGTATCGATATATGAGACCATCTATTCTCCTTCAGGAAGT